CCGCTTCACGCCGTCCACGCGGGCCCGGCCGGCGGCGACGTCAGCGCCGCGCTCGGTCAGGGTCACCAGCAGAACGGAGCCGTCACCGATGGCCTCAATGCTGACCAGGGCCTGCTCTTCCAGCCAGCGCAGTTCGCCCTTGACCTGATCACGGCTGGGCTCGTGCCCCCAGTGCTGCAGCACGGTATGCAGCACGGAGCTGTTGGCTCGATAGCCAGGCAGTTCGGCAAGGCTGCGCAGGATCACCAAGCGCATGTCGGCCCGCAGAAAGTTTGAATAAGGGGTGCTCATTGCGGCCTCACTTGTGTTTCAGCAGGTAATCGTTGATGCGATCGAGACTGCGGGCGATGGGCTGCACGCTCTCGGCAATGCCATCCATGCGGGCGTCGATGCGCGCCAGCTTGGCCGCCACCTCGTGCAACTGGTCAGTGCTGGGTACCTGCCGCATCTCCGCCTCCAGAGTGGTCAGCCGGGTACGCAGCTCCAGCATTTCCTTGGCGCTGGCCGACTGCCGCCCGATGATCCAGGCGTAGATGCCGATGGCCGTGGTAACGATCCAGCGGGTGGCCTCGAAGCCGAAATTCATGTCTTCCAGGTTCACTGGAGCTGCTCCTGTTCCAGGTAATTCACCAGTTCGGTCAGGCGCCCCGCGCATAGGCCGTACAGGTCGTACATTTCCTTGAGAGCCACGGCCACAGCGTCCGCACTGTTATTCATTGCTTCAGTCGGCGGCGGGCAATTCACGGCCAATGCCGCCGGCAGCGGCCTGGGCTGCACGATGGCGGGCGGCATCGAGCTGCTGCATGACGCCAGCGTCAAACACACAGTCAACGCGCTGAGGCGCAGTGGTAGCGAGCGCATCGCGGATCTCCTTGGTGGTTCTGGCATCCGCCTGCTGACGGGCGCTGATGGTCTTGCTCAGTTTCTGACTGGCGGTGTTGGCGGCAGCGGTCAGGTTCTTGGTGCTATCGATCACTTGCCGTAGGGCGCCCAGCTGGTCCTTCTGACACTGCTTCGCGGCGGCGGCCTGACCCTCGGCATGGCCCAAGTCGTAGCCGGTGCTGGAGCCCAGCAACCAAGCCACGACCAGAGCGATGCAGAGCGCAACCAAGGCGCAGGCGGCAATGACGATGCGGTTGATCATCTACGCCGCCCCTTGACCTTGAACTTGCGCGGTGAGCGCTTGGCCAGCGGTTCGCGGGGTGCTGGCGATGCGTACAGCTCCCCGGCAGCGAGCCAATTGCGGGAGCAGGCGGCAGGCGCGTTGGTCGTCAGCGTGGCCAGCAGGAACATGGTCGGGAGTTTCATGGCGGCTATACCTCTCGGCGCACACGCCAGGGCCCCAGCCGGCGGCCGCGTAGAGCGGCTCCCAGCGCAGCAGGATGGCGCGTGGGTAGTGGCGGTTCTCGCGGAAGTTGGCGGCCGAGCGGCCAGCGTTGTGCCGCTCGACGGAATCGAACCAGGCCAGCTGATCGGCGCCCTTTGCCGATGCCAAGCGCTTGTCACGATTCACCCAACCCTGTCCGCCGTTGTAGCCAGACAGGACGAACGCCCAGCGATCACACTCGCTGGCAGCGGCCTGGTTTCTTTCGTACAGCCACAGATCGAACGCCACCATGGCTCGCATAGCCCAGCCGGGGTTGTACGGCTGCGCCTGGCCCAGGCTGTGCGGGTACAGCTCGGCCATCCAGTCGGCGGTGGCAGGCATGAACTGCGCCAGGCCCTGGGCGCCGACCGGCGAGCGAGCATCCACTCGCCAGCGACTCTCCTGATGGATTTGCCCAGCCATGGTGGCGATCGGAGCATCGAGCCCCCAGCCTGAATGGGCCGCTCGCACAAGTATGCGGCGGTACTGCTCGGCGGCCTGAGGAATGGATGCGTCGGCGCTGGCCGGCTGGCAGCTGGTGGCCAACACAATGAGCGCCACCACGAACGCCCAACTCACCAGCGAGCCCACTACGAACGAACAAAGCGCGCGCATGGCTTATAGCCCCAGCGTCATGCCGAGGACGCACGCCAGCACGATAACCGCACGGCGCAGCCAGGCACCGACCAGGTGCATGCCGGCGATGCACTGATGCGGACGATCACCAGGGTACAGCGAGCGGTCGATCCAGTAGCCCAGGCACGCGGCAAGGGTTACCAGGGCGCCCTTGTACAGCACCACCTGGAGCTGCTCGGGGCGGATGTAGGCCAGTGCCAGCAGCAGGCAAAGGGTGATGGTGGTCCACAGCCACATGCGCGGCAGGCGCTGGCTGGGCGTGCAGGACTTGGACATGGGACTCTCCGCGTGGTGGCCATCCCGGCCGGTGGCTGTTCGTATCCCGATCCGTTCCAACGGGATGCACAGCCATCATCGCCACGCGCGCGCGTAGGCTCTTTTCGGAGTCCCGAAAATAAGAAAGGCGCCGTAGGGCGCCTATCGCTGTAGCAGGTTCGAGATATCTATCCTTTCAGCACTACTGCAGCCAAGCCGGTAAAGGCTCCTATCACTCCAATGGCCGCGCTCGTCCACGCCAGCAAGCCCCGTTGTCTAGCTTGCTCTTCTTCCCTGATCTCTTGTCGTAGTGCTTTCATCCCTTCCCGAGTTAGGTATGCCGTTCCCGTATAGCTGCTTCGCTCCCATGCTCCGCCTTCTTCCTGATAATGGGGGATTGGAACCAGAAGACGATGCGCGATGCTAAGTAGGTACTGGGAGGCTAAGGTTTCTATCTCGTCATCCAGCATACTCAGTTCATGGTGTTGGTCATACTTGATCCCCTCAACAGCGTCTCTCCCCGCTCGTGACTTGATCGCATGCGCAAGCTGGGCCTTGTATATCTTGGCCGTGCGCCGTCTGCAGCTAATCACTCGCCACAAAGCCCATCGGTACTGCAGATAGGCAAGCATTGCTATTGCTCCATGATGGCCTGATATCGCCGCTGGTACTCCTCGTAGCTGAGCCCCGGCGTGTCCTGCAACTCCTGGAGCAACTCACCCCTGGAGCGGCCAGTAGCAGCCTCGGATACTGAGGTCGCAACCACGGCCGGTCGTTGGCCCAAGAGTGCAGCGCCGTTCGGGAACAGCTCATCGGCCAGCTCGTGGATTTTCGATTCGGCATCAATGAACTTATCCAGACGGCCGCCGCCGCTCCGGGCGTCGTAGACGGCGCGGCCAACCCGCTTGCCGCCCTCGAACACGCCGATCTCGGCGTAGCGCATGTACAGCGCCACGTCCCAACGCCATGTTCCGGTATAGGTGGTCGACAATGGGCAGCGGGACGGGCTCGACCCGGCCGGCAGCTGTCTGAGGGTGAAGCCCTTGCTTTGCAGCGCAGCGCCATACGCATGGGTGAAGCCCTCGCGCACCCCAGGCGCCGCGATCATGCAGATCTCTGGCTGCAGAGTCGGGCTCAGCTGAGCCGGATCCACTGTTTGTTTGATACTGCAGCCAAGCATGGAAGCTATGGCCAGCGCCAAGCCTATATGCCGCAACTTCATGTCCCTATCCCCCCTAATCCATTCATGCCGATGTTTCGTTATTCGCTGCCGTGGCGTTCAGCGAGTTGTTGTTACCTTCGGCGACGGCGTAGCTCAGCCTGAATGTCATCAATGACCGACTGGCAGTCTTGAATATGCCGAGCTTCGACCCGACGAATATTCATGAGCCATAGCATCAGCGGCAACATGACGCCAAGCACGACAAAGGGAAGCAAGGGATAGCTGCCAGCCACCGAGAGCACGGGCAAGGCACCCGTAAAAATCCCCCACACCAGGCCAAGGCCGATAGCCAAAATCAAGAAACAAGGCATGTTCAGCCAATACCCTCGGTGTCCACTCCACACCTGCGCCTTCCAATGGGCCAACTGCCGCCGCAGATCGGCCGGATCAAGATCAGACCAACTAGGTTCGCGAGCGGTGGAGTTAACGACAATCTGGGTACCGCCTACGGAGATATTCCCCGTATTGCTGCCGCCCACCGTGATTGAAATTTCGCGCTCTTTACCATCCTTTGGCATGGCCTCGATTTCCTTGCCCAGCTTTTCAGCGAGCGCCATCAGATCGTCATCCTTCATCCCCTACTCCTTGTGCTCGGTGCGCTATTGGTTCACCACAAGCCTCAAAACTCTCTCAATCTTGTCGTCGTCAACCGTTTCTTCTTTAGCCAGAAACTTGTAGACATCCACCGCCGCGAGCATCAGGCGCTTACTCTCCCAGCGTCGCCCCGCATCCTTGGCGGCTTTCGTCAGCATGGTCACGATGCGGCGCATCAACTCCTCGTCAATTTCAGCAACCCCAGCCGTGACCGAATCAGTGTTTTCGGTCACATCGGCAGACGTCTGCCGATTTGAGCGCTGCCCAGTCACCACATAGAGCACATCCATCCCGTGCGCTGCCCAAGCCGCCAACACGGTGGCGTTTGGCGCCGCTGCACCTTTCTCCCAGTTGATCTGCGAGTGCTTGGAGGCTCCCGCCAAGGCAGCAAAGTCCGTCTGGCTGAAGCCAAGACGCTCCCTTTCAGCCTTAAGCCGAGCGGCAAGGTTCATAAATATCTACCAATCGCTTGACTGGTAGAGAATTCTCTACCATCATCCACCACACACCACAGCGCTTGACCTCGCTTCGCCACGAACCAAAGCGCTATGGCACCCAAAGAAAAACCGCAATCTACCACACGAGGCCCTGCATGAAAGGCAGTCGAAAATCCCCCAGCGCGGCCCCGCTGCCGTACCCGCAAACGCCGGACACCGCCAAGGCCTGGTTCATCAGGCATGGCATCAACAAATCGGCCTGGGCACGCGACCTCGGTATCGACCGCATGGTGATGGTTGACCTGCTGCGCGGGCGCCTGAAGGGCCTGCGCGGCGAGGCGCACCGCGCCGCCATCGCCCTCGGCCTCAAAGCCAACCCCGAATCCACCAGTAAAGCTGCGTGAGGGCTACTGCCATGCCTATCGAGCACATCACTCTGCAACCGCACCCGCTGGACGCCTGGCGGCGTGCGCTGGACATCTTGATCGCCTGTGCACCTGGCCATCCGGCTGACGTGGGCAATCACCTGCGCGACGCCGCCATGGGCATGGGAGCCAAACCCTCCCTGAGCGAGCAGGAGACCCGGCTGGTACAGCGCCTGCTGATCGCCGCCGACGTCGCCATGCACCAAGCCGGTTCTCGGTCCCTCGAACGCAAGGTCTCCTCTCGTCTGACCGTGATGGTCGAGGGCACCGATTACGACGTGTCCGGTATGCCCGGCGTGTTGGTCGGCGACGTGATTCGCGTTGACCTGGACAACATGCCGCCCGTGCTCAATCGGAATGCTATCGGTCGCGGCTTTCAAGGAAGGTTTGATCCATTCGCTCCCATTCGGCTGCCAACCCCTGCATCGCCTGATGCGCCTGCTCGGCCAGCGGATGCTCGCCCCACTGAAACGTCCGTAAGTCCTGCATCAGCGCCTCGGTGTCCAGCCCCTGTTGCGCCAGGCGGCGAACCAGTAGAGCCCATGCATACGTCGTCGCAGCCAGGCGGACCTGAAGCTCATCGGTATTCAGACGATCCCGCATAACCCGTTCCTCGTTGGTGAATGTGCCCCAACAGACTGGCCTTCCGGTAATGCCTTTGCCAACGGTGAAAACAGGAATTTGTCTGGACGCTCACGCAGCGGCCAACGAGGAGTCCCATCCAATGACCCGCCGCATTTGGAAACACTGGGTACCACGCTCGCCCGCAGAGGCGATGGAGGGGTGTGCGCGTCGTGCCCTGGAGCGACACAACCGTGGCATCGAGCGGCTGGCCACCGAGCACCTCGGCCAGAACAACGCCAGCACGCTCTACAAGTGGATGGGTAACGGCAAGCTGCCGCTCACCCTGGTGTTGCCCTTCGAACATGCCTGTGGCCTGCCATTGATCACCCGCTACCTGGCAGCCGCGCACGGCAAGCTGCTGGTGGACGTACCGGTCGGTAAGACCTGCAACGCCACCGATGTACAGCAACTTCAAACGGTGCTGCATAACGCCACCGGTGCACTGATCGCCTTCTACGCCGGCCAGCAAACTGCCGAGGAAACCCTGGATGCCATCCGCGCCGGCCTAGGTTCTCTGGCCTGGCACCACGGGAACGTGGCCAAGCACGAAACCCCCCAGCTCGACTTTGGAGGCCCTGACGATGAGTGAGGCCATGAAACTGTTCAAAACCCTATTCGATGGCCCGCGCCACCCGCGCAGTGCCGAGTACCAAGAGGGCTGCCTGTACATCCTGCGGCGCAAGCTCGATGGCATTGGGAAGAGGGATTGCCCGTACCGCATGCCGAGCGCCCAGGCCGATGCCTGGATAGCAGGATGCGAAGAAGGCCTGCGCCAGTACCGCTATCTCCAGCATTGCCAGGAGCAGACGGTATGACCACCAAACGCACCAACGACAGCGCACTGCGCGTGTTGCGTGTCCTTAAGGCGCTGCGCGGCCACACGCTCACGGGGCTCAGCAACGCCGAGCTGGCCAAAGCCCTGGGCGAGAGCCCGGCCAACATCACCCGTTACATGGACACCCTGATCGAGGCCGGCTTCGCCACGCGGCTGGAGACGGGCCGCTTCGCACCGAGCATCGGCTTCCTGCAATACGCCATGGCCACCGCGGAAGAACTCAACCGCGGCGCGGCACGCATCAACGAAATCCAGGCGCGCATCAGCGCCAGCCAATGAGGAGCAACACATGAACTACATGAAATTGGCCACCGCTCTGCTGATGGGCGAGCCACCACGCAGCGCACCGTTTCGCGAAGGCCTGGGTGCCGTGCTGCAGAACCGTGTCGAGCAAACGCCAGTAAACAGCCCGTACCCGGAAGGCAGTATCGAGAACGATGCCTTCTTCGCCGGGCGCATGCGTGCCCACAACGAGTTCCGCAACGCCCTGGAAGAGTTCGGTGGTGACCATGATGCAGCTGTCGCTCGCCTGCGCCGCATTGCCGACGACCGGAGGACTGCGTGATGGCGCGGAAACCCCAAGCCAGTGTCGAGTTGGTCGAAGACCCCAAAGTTGGATCCAACCTGTCCGCTGCGCAACACCTGCTCGCTGAGCACAACATGATGGTCGTCAAGCAGCACGGCGACGGCTTGCCGTACGACCGCGACCGCCTGATCAACGAGGCCCGCTTCTACATGGGCACCGCCGCAGAAGCCATGCTCGAAGCCGGCAAGCGCCTGGTGATGATCAAGGAAATCGAGGGTCATGGCGAGTTCATCCGAATCTGCGAGGAGCGGCTGGGGCTCAGTGAGCGAACTGCGCGGCAGATGATGCAGGCCGCCCTCAAGTACCTGTCTCCCGAGTTGGAGAAGCACACGGACAAACTGCAGCACCTGGGCAAGGCCAAGCTGATCGAACTGCTCGCCGAGGATGACGAGGATCTCGCCGCCCTGGCCGAAGGCGGCACCTTGGCAGGCCTTGAGCTGGACGACGTCGAGCGCATGTCCTGCCGCGAGTTGCGCAAGGCGCTGCGCGAAGCTCGTGAGGACAAAACCGCCCAGGGCCGGGTGATGGCCGACAAGGACGCCAAGATCAACGAGCTCTCCACCCAGCTCGCCCGCAAGCCGGTAGTCGAGGTCAAGCCGCTCGACGAACAGCTCCAGGAGCTGCGCCTGGAAGCCACCGCCAAGGCCGGCGCCGCCGAGGCCGCCATTGCCGGCGCGCTGCATCCGGCTGTTCACCTGCTGATGGAGCACGAAGTCGAGAACGACCAACGCACCTTCGTCGCCGGCCTGTTGGCCCAGGTCGAGCAGGCCATCGTCGAGATCCGCGCCGAGTACAGCATCGATGCCACTCCGGTTGCTTCGGCGGTACCGGCCTGGATGCGCGACAGCGCCGATGAAGAGATCGCCGCCGCGCTGGCCAACCAGCAGCAGGGAGCCTGACCCATGAGCGCCGTGATGACCCAACGCCTGGTGGTGCTGGCCCGTGAGATCGAGCAGGCACCCCATGGCAGCAAGACAGCCCTGTGCCGGGCGGCTGCCGCCGACCTGGGCATCACTCTCGCCACCGTCTACCGCAAGCTCAAGGAGGTCACAGTGACCACGACCCGCAAACGCCGTACCGATGCCGGCACCTCGGCTTTGGAACGGCATGAAGCGGAGCTGATCAGCGCGGTGCTGATCCAGTCCATCCGCGACAACGACAAGCAGCTCAGCACACTGGAGCGCGCCGTCGAACGCCTGCGCAGCAACGGCAAGATCATCGCTGGGCGCTTGGATACCGACAGCGGCGAAATCCTTCCGCTGTCTATCGATGCCATCAGCCGCGCACTGCGCGCCTATGGCTTGCATCCCGACCAGGTACTACGCCCGGCGCCGGCCGTCGAACTGGTCAGCCTGCACCCGAATCACGTCTGGCAGATCGACGCCTCGATCTCCACCCAGTTCTACTTGGCTGACGATGGTGCGCGCGCCATGAACAAGGCCGAGTTCTACGACGGCAAGCCGGAGAACCTCAAGCGCATCGAGAAACAGCGGCTGTGGCGTTACGTCATTACCGACCACACCAGCGGCACCATTTACGTCCACTACGTGCTCGGCGCCGAGAGCGCAGAGAACCTCTGCCACGTGCTGATCAGCGCCATGGTCAAGCGCGGCGAGCAGGATCCACTCCATGGCGTGCCCTTCATCATCATGACCGACCCCGGCGCGGCGATGACCTCGGCCATGTTCCGCAACCTGTGCCGGGCACTGTCCATCGAGCTGATCATCAACAAGGTCGGCAACGCCCGCGCCAAGGGTCAGGTAGAACAGGCGCACAACATCGTCGAACGCGAGTTCGAGAGCGGCCTGCGGCTGCTGGACAAGCCCAGCACCCTGGAGCAGATCAATGCCTTGGCCGGACGCTGGATGCGGCACTACAACGCCACCGCCATCCACACCCGCCATCGCCGCACTCGCTACGGCCTGTGGATGACCATCAAGGCCGAGCAACTGCGCATCGCGCCTGCCGCCGAGATCTGCCGCGAGCTGGCCATCGCCCAGCCTGAGAAGCGCAAGGTGACCGCCAAGCTGCGCGTGCCATTCCGGGGCGCCGAGTACGACATCGCCAGTGTGCCGGGCCTGATGGTCGGCGACACGGTGCTGATCACCCGCAACCCGTTCCGCGATGCCGATACCGCCCAGTTGGTCATGACCGGCGATGATGGCCGCGAGCACTTCCACATCATCGAGCGCATCGCCAAGGATGACAACGGCTTCGCCGCCAACGGCGCCACCCGCCGCGAGATCGGCGCCGGCTACAACGCACTGGCCGAGAGCCAGGCCGAGAAGGCCAAGAAGGTGCTCGACCAGATTGCCACTGGTACCGACAGCGTCGAGGCCGCCGAGCTGGCCAAGAAGGCCAAGGTCACGCCTTTCGGCGGTGCGATCGACCCGTTCAAGGAGCAGGCCGCCACCGCACTGCCTACCTATTTGCCCAAGCGTGGCACCGAGCTGGAAACCCGCGTCACGGTCGCCACCGTCGAGATCAAGCCGCTGACCTACGTCGAGGCCGCGAAGATCCTGCGAAGCCGCTTGGGTTCGTCCTGGTCGGCCGACTCGCTGGCCTGGCTGAAATCCGAATATCCCAACGGGGTGCCCGAGACTGAGCTGGACGCCATCGTCGGCCGTCTGCAGGCACCCGCACGCCCAGGCCTGCGCCTGGTAGGAGGTGAATGATGCTGCGTCTCAAGGAAGTACTCGCCAGCCTGAAGCTCGGCCAGGCCGACCTGGCCAGGGCGGTGAAGCTCAGCCCGGCGGCGATCGCCCAACTGATCAACCACAACCAGTGGCCCAAGAGCATCAACCAGAGCCAGCTGGCCTGGCAGATCGCTGAATACTTGATGCAGAACGGCGCGCAGTTCGATGTGGTCCGCGCTGGCTTTGAAGAGATGGAGCCCCCGCGCGCCAACGCGGAGGCCCCTGCAACCCCGGAAACCAATGACGAAAACCAGGAGTGCCCCAACATGCTAATGGCTAAACAAGCCTTGCGACCAGACACCAAGCGCGCATTCGGTCTGGTGCGTGATCCGTTCGATGACCTCAGATCAGCTGACGAGATGTATCTCAGCCCCGATATCCGCTATATCCGCGAGTCGATGTACCAGACTGCCCGCCATGACGGCTTCCTGGCTGTTGTGGGTGAATCCGGTGCCGGCAAGAGCACTCTGCGTCGCGACCTGGCGCACCGCCTGCGCAATGAGCCCGTCATCGTCATCGAGCCCTTCGTCCTGGGCATGGAAGACAACGACGCCAAGGGCAAGAGCCTCAAGGCCACGCACATTGCCGAAGCGGTGATGGCTAAGGTTTCTCCGCTGGAGAAGCCCAAGTCCAGCCCAGAGGCGCGCTTCGCGCAGATGCACACCACCCTGCAATCCAGCTTTGCCGCCGGGTATCGCCACGTGCTGATCATCGAAGAAGCTCATGCGATCCCGGTGCCCACCCTCAAGCACCTCAAGCGCATGCGTGACCAGTTGGAGCACGGCTTTGACAAGCTGCTCAGCATCATCCTGATCGGCCAGCCCGAGCTGCTGGTGAAGCTGAGCCCGCGCAACGGTGACGTGCGCGAAGTGGCCCAGCGCATCGAGATCGCCCAGTTGCTGCCCGTACCCAAGGGCGAGCTGGAACAGCACCTGGCGTTCCGCTGCAAGCACGCCAACAAGCAGCTCGACGAACTGATCGACCAAGGCGGTATCCACGCCATCGTCGAACGCCTCGGCAGCTCCGGTAAGGATGGCGCCAGCCAGCTCTATCCGCTGGCCATCGGAAACCTGTTCAACGCCGCGCTCAATCTGGCCGCAGAGATCGGCGAAAGCCGCGTCACGGCTGACATCGTGAAGGGGGTGTGAGATGGCTGCAGCCGATGTTCTCCCGCTCAACGCCGAAATCACTGCGCCCCGGCATGCCCCACGGTTCGTCGTGCTGACCCCCGCATTGGCCGAGGGCCTGCGCCTGGTCAACGACATGGCTCGACGCCTGCGCGCCGCTGATATTCGGGTCGAGTCGGCATCGCCACTCGACACCATCGTATTGATCGCAACCGCTGATGCGGACCGCTTCGAGGAGCTGTTCAGCAGCAAATCGCGCGGTGTGTCCTGGACCACTGTCGGCAAGCACAGCCGAAAATCGGTGTACCTCGGCGGTGTGCGCGTCGCTTGGCTCGTACCGGCGAAGGAGCAGGGCCATGACTGATTACAGCTCCCGCACTGCGGACAAATTCGTTGTCCGCCTGCCCGACGGTATGCGTGGCCGCATCTTCGACGTGGCCGGCAGCAACCACCGCAGCATGAACAGCGAAATCATTCACCGCCTGGAGCAGTCCTTCGTCGCCGAGCTCGGCTCGCAGTCGCCGCAGGAGCAACTCGACGAGCTGCTGCGCCGTGCCGCGCAACTGAGCAACCAGATCCTCACCGACCGCAATGCTGAACACCACGAGGAGCCAAGCCATGGCTGAGTCCCAAGAAATCCAGATTCCCGAAGGCTGGGTCCGCAATGCGACCGGCAACCTGGTGCACGAAAGCGAGATCAGCGAGCAGGACAAGCTGCGCGACCAGGTGGTGATGGGCATCGCTACGGTAGCGCTGCGCCTGAACGGCGAGCTGAAGGCCCTGAAGGAAAAGGCGCTGGCCGAAATCGACGACCTCATCACCATTGCCGGCGAGAAGTACGACATGAAGCTGGGTGGCCCGAAGGGCAACGTCTCGCTGCTGTCGTTCGACGGGAGTTTCAAGCTCAAGCGCATCCACCAGGACAGCATCACCTATACCGAGGAGATGGAGGTCGCGAAGGCCAAGGTATTCGAGTGCATCAGCCGCTGGGGCCAGACCGTCCATGAAGACGCTCACAAGCACCTCTTCACGCTGGCCACCAGGGCCTTCCGCCCGACCAAGAGCGGCGAGATCAGCATCTCTCGCGTCACGGACATGCTGCGCGCCGAGATCAACGACCCTGACTGGAAGAAGGCGAAGCAGGCCGTCCAGGACAGCCTGATCGTCAACGGCAAGGCGGTGTACATCCAGGTCCAACAGCGTGTCGGTGACAAGAAGTACCAGACCATCCTGCTCGATATCGCGGGGGTGTGACATGGACCAGGACCGCATTCTCGAAAAGATCAAGAAATGCCTGGAGATGGCCAAGGGCAAAGGCTCCAACCCGAACGAAGCCGAGATCGCTCTGCGCCAGGCTCACAAGCTGATGGAGGCGTACAACCTGGAGATGGGCGACGTGCTGGCCAGCATGGCGGGCGAAGTCACTATCGAGGCGGGCTCGGATGGTACGCCGCCCACTTGGCGTATCCGGTTGGCTCACACATGTGCGCACGCGTTCGGCACCCGCATGATCATCACGCAAATGTTGAAGGGGCATTTCGACGTCGTCGGTGCCTTCATCTTCGTGGGTTGTGCAGCAGCTCCAGAGCTGAGCGGATACGCCTACCAGGTGCTGGAGCGACAGCTGCAGAAGGCTCGCCGTGAGTTTCTGTCGTCGCCAAAGAACAAGCGGTGCGAGCGTTCAACCAAGGTTGCCCGTGGCGATCACTTCGCCAACGGCTGGATCGACGCGGTTTACCACAAGGTGGATGAATTCGCCGGCGTCGACGACAGCATCGCCGAGGCGATCGAGGCGTACATGGCGAAGCACCACGCCGACCTGGGCAAGCACGAAATGAAACGCCGCAAGCTCAAGGCCCGCGATGAAGGCGCCGCTGAGGCCGGTTATCTAGCTGGCAAAGCCGCGCAGCTCCACCACGGTCTCGGCAACAAGCAGGTCGCCCGACTGACGCAGGGGGTGTGAGATGTCATTACTCAACGACTGCGACTACGAAACCACAACGCTGTTGAATGTGATCCAGAAAGCCGAGCAATCGGACGAGAACACCTACGACATGGTGCATCTCACGCTGGACTCCGGCCGGGAACTGATACTGCTGGCGGTCACTGCCGAGCAGCTCGATCCGATGGCTGATTTGTTGGAGTCGGTGCGGATCATGAGGGAGGAACGCTGAGATGCCAGCTCTCGGCGCTCTGGCCAAGGAGGCCCTCGTACGGGCGAAGAGGAGGATCGATCATCGTTATGCCTGCAGGAACAAGCGGTTCTGGACGGAGGCTGAACAGCAACTGCTTCGAGATCGCTATGCCGATGTGGACACAGCGCAGATCGCAGCGGATCTCGGTCGATCTGTCGACCAGGTATATGCCAAGGCCTATGCGTTGGGACTTCACAAGTCGGAGGAGTTTCTTGAAGCGTGCCTGCAGCGCTGCGGCGAGCAGCGTGCCGAACATGGCCGGGCTACCCGATTCCAGAAGGGCTTGGTGCCATGGAACAAGGGGCTGACTGGCCTGCCGAGCAACGGCCGGATGAAAGAAACCCAGTTTCGGAAGGGCAACAAGCCAGGCAACTGGCTACCGATCGGCAGCCATCGCACCAGCCAGGATGGCTATCTCCAGCGCAAAGTCACTGATACCGGATATCCACCCAGGGACTGGATTTCCGTGCACGTCCTGCTTTGGGAAGAGCACAACGGGCCGGTACCACCAGGCCACTGCCTCTGCTTTAAGGACGGCAACAAGCAGCACATCGAGCTGGAAAACCTGGAGCTGATCACCCGCGCCGAGCGTATGCGGCGCAACACCATTCACCGCTATCCGCCTGAGTTGAAAGATGCCATCAGGACGGTCAGCAAGCTCAAACGCACCATTCGGAGGGTTGAGCATGAAAAACAAGGTTGAGGATCTGCGGAACCATCTCTTCGCCACCATCGAAGCGCTGCTGGATGAAGATAAGCCGCTGGACATCGAACGTGCGAAGGCTGTCGCCCAAGTCGGTTCGGTGATCATCGAATCAGCGAAGGTCGAAGTGAAAGCCTTGGAAACACTGGGTGGCCAGGTTAAGAGCGACTTCCTGCAGCTTACGCACCAGGGGAGCTGATATGTCGATCACTAAAGCCACTCTCAGCAAGATTCACATCGCCAGGCAGCAGTTGCGCATGGACGACGACATATATAGAGGGCTGCTCGGCCGCGTAGCCGGTGTCCGCTCGGCCAAGGAGCTGAACACCCGCCAGGCCAGCGCTGTGCTCCGCGAGCTCGAGCGCCTTGGTTTCAAGCCGGCGCCCAGCCCGAAGGCCAAGGGCAAGCCGCACAACTTCAATAAGCTGCCGGCCGAGATCGAGGTGATCGAGGCGCAGCTGGCGGACATGAAGCTGCCCTGGAGCTACGCCGATCGGATCGCCAAGCAGATGTTTGGTGTAGCTCGCGTGGCGTGGCTGAAAAAGCCCGACCAGGTGAAAGCGATCCTGGCCGCGCTACACGTCGAACAGGAGAAGCGTGGCCTGCTGGAAAGCGTGAAAGCCCTGTGCGAGCAGCTCGGCATCGAGCATCCAGAACAGGTCATGGGTTTGGAACAGTTGCCGAAGGACTGGAAGCGCCAGCGTCCAATTCTCAAGGCGCTGGTGAAAGCCATGCAGGATGCCGTAGATGCACGGAGGGCTATCTGATGCACCTGCAGTGTCCGTGCTGCGGCGAGCAGTTCCCGTTCGAGGCCGGCTTCGCCGATGCCGATGGCAAGCGCCTCGCGGCGTTGTTCGCCGGCCTTGAGCCGAAGCTGGGGCGGGCGATGCTCAACTACCTGCGTCTCTTCAGTCCGGCCAAGCGGGGCCTACGCACCACCAAGGCAATCCGCCTGGTGGAGGAGCTGCTCGATCTGGTCAATGCCGGACAGGTGCAACGCGATGCGCGCACCAACGACTCGAAGCCGGCTGCCCCGAGGCTGTGGGCTGCCGGAATCGAGCAGATGATTGCCAGCCGCGAGCGCCTTCAACTGCCGCTGGAAAACCATAACTACCTGCGCGCCGTGGTGTATGGCATAGCCGCTGACCCTGCCCAGGCCACTCAGTTGGCTCCCGCCAGGCCGGTGACCGCCGGCAGCGTAGCCACCGTACAGCAGGTGATGCAGGAAGCGATCAGCCGCATCAATGCGGACGAGCGCCTGGGCCTTATAGATAGAGAGGAAGCCGATCGCCGTCGCCAGGCGGCAAGGGGGAGCACATGAAACTCCGGCCACAACAGATCCGCCGGCGGAACAACATGCTGAGCGAGCTGGCGGAGCTGGTTACCTCGTCGCTGAAGAAGCATGGAATCAGCGACGACAAGGCCACCAACGAAGCCGAGGAGCTCGCATTCCAACTACACCAGCGCTGGGCTGGCATCACCTTCACCTTCCCGGTGAAGGACGACCTGGCTCGCAAGCGCCTGGAGCTGCACATCCTAGAAGAATACGACGGCACCAACGCCGACATTCTCGTCCGCCGCTACGGCGTCACCGAGGATTGGATATACTCGGTTCTTCGTACCCATCAACGCCGCCGAGTCGATGAGAACCAAGCCAAGTTCGACTTTGGTGACGCCACTCCCTGA